GCCAGCGTGGTCGGGTCGTGGTCGAAGCGGGCCTTGGTCGGATCGTTCGTTGGTGCGGCGGCCATCGTCTTGACCAGCCCGTCCGCGCCGATGTATGTGGCCGTGCTGCTGCGCGTGAATGTCAGGCGCTGGTCGAGGACGCCCGTGGTGAAGTCAAGCGTCAGCGTGGAGCCGTCGCCGCCTTCGATTGGAAGCGTCCTATTCCTGATTCGTTCTTCAGGAAGGGCAAATGACCATGTGCGATTCCTGTGCATCAGAGGCTTGAATATGCAAGATTCGCAATCGGCGTTCCAGAAACAGAGGTTGCACGGAACAGAACCTCGACAATCGAGCAGCCAAGCGTGTCAATCAGAAAGCACGCTCCGTTGACATGAGTCGCATTGCTGTTGAAAGTCTTCGCGTCACCGAGCGTCTTCGTGAATGTAAGTGGCTGGAACACCGTTGCGCCATTGATCGTGATCGGTTGAGCGGACAGGGTTGTCGTGATTTCCGCGAGCATTTGCGGGATATACAAATTCTGGCTCGCCATGAAGTTCCAGCCAACCACACGAATGACAGGGGATGTCACGGTGTTTCCACCGCTGTTCGACATGAATGGCATCATCTTCATGTACGACATACCCTCGCTGTCAATGCAGATCGCGCCCCCGGCGGCAATCGTCGATGGCCTTGCGCTTTGCGCGAATCGTGCATTCACGCTGGTGATGACATTGACATTCGTCGTTGAACCGAGCGAAAGTTCCCTTGGCTCGGTTCTGATCTGGGCGAGGGTTGACAACGCGACAAATGGAGGGTTCGGCATTGGTCACCAATCCTGAAGCGCGACGCGCTTCCAGTTGTTCTTCGTGGTGCAGAGGTACAGGTATGAGGAATCCCATCCGATGTCTCCGGGTTCGCCGACCGAATTCGATGACGCTGGAGCGTTCTTGTCGATGATTCGGATCGAGCGCACATGAAGACCGGAATTCATCTGGATGAACTCCCGGATGATCGAAATGGCATCAACGCCGTTCACATGAATGGTCAGACGGTTGTCCGTGCTGATCACGCTCTCATTGATGACCATGCCATCGATGACCACCGAACCAGAATCGATGGACTCCATGACCAAATGGCCGGGAATGATGTCAGATGCGTTGTGCTTGTGGACAGATTCAGCCTTTCCTTCCATCGCGACATCAAGGCCGTCGATCTGCGACATGGGATGGGAATGCATCAAAGCGGCTCGCGTTGAAAGAGCCTCCTCCATACCGACGATGGACATCGCATCATGGGTATGGGCCGCTGGCGCAGCGCGAATCGACTGCGGTGTCACATCGCGCCATTCGGTCGCGAAGTCGTTGTCATTCGCCTTGGCAAGGAACTGACCGGACGATCCACCGGAAGCAACGCCCGGTCCGGTTGCACCGACATCGCCATTGCGCCCGTCCAGACCGTTCATGCCGTTGTTGCCACCGATTGCGACAAGACCCCAGTTGGCGGAACTTGTGGACGGCTGCTCGCCCTTGGTCATGCGCCGAGCGGCAAACGAACTGTTGCCGAACAGCACCACATCGTTCGGGCTGTACAGCAAATCAGGGTTGTATTGTCCCTTGTAGTTCATGGTCAACTCGGGTTCTGGACATAGCCGTAGTCAGGGCGGGTCCAGTTGATGGAAACAGGGCTGCGTGACGGGCGGATGCGCCCAAGGTCACGCTGAAGGAGACCGTCCTTCGTCGAAGCCGTGGCGAGCAACGGACCGCCATCAATCTCGACCAGACGAGCGGACAGTCCTTCGTCTTCATAAGCCTGTGCGAATGCACGGCAGTACGCGATGAACAGGGCATCGCAGTACTTCGGAATCGGGATCTCCCACGAATCAGCAGCGCCTTCGGCGATGTTGACCCACCCAGCCCGGTAGCGGATGGCGATAGCGTCGGCAACCGCTCCCGTCGGGGTCGGGTAGATGTCCAGACGGACGGCAGGAAGCGCCGCGCCGTCGCTCGGCGGGGTGCGGGTGAAGACTGCATGGGTCACGCCCGGACCCGTCATGGTCAGCCCAAGTTGCCGCAACTGCTCCATGTGGTCAGGCGTGACCATCTCGATCAGGTAGCCGAGTGACTCCAGCGAGATGATCGACAGGAGTTCCTCCGCGTCCGACGGCAGGGCGATGTAGTTCTGGTTGGCGACCAGCGACAGGTACTTGCTGGTGCGCTCACGAAACCGCCACGGTCGCGAGTACAGGTACTGCCCAGCCTGATTCACGATCTCGGCAAGGCGAGCATTGCGCGTCTGCCCCGGCGCGAGCGACGGGTATCCGCCGACGGCAAGGACAGCATGGTTCTTGGCTTCAGCGAAGGTCGGCATGGAAATCCGCTTGGGGGGTTTCCCCCCCAAGCGGTGATGGTTGAGTCAATCAGACAACCGCCGGGGAGTAGAAGCCACCCTGAAGGAGAACCTGAATCTGGGCGGTTCCAGACGCGAGTTCGCCCAGAGCAACAGCAGCAGCAACGGTTCCGGCAGCACCGCCACCCGTGTCGAACTCACCAGCGGTGTCCGACACGACCAGACGGGTTCCACGGCTGACAGCAGCGGCGGCGGTCACCTTTGCCTTGCAAGTGCCGCCGAACTGCACATCGACAATCGTGCCGACCGTGCCAGTGCCTTCCGTGCCAAGACCAACGACCACGCCGATGAAACCGTTGTGCAGCGCCTGATCGCCTTCAGCAGGGCGAACATTGGAGAACGGACCAGCCTCCAACTGCGCGATGGTGGTGGCGGGGTAGGTGTAAGCGTTGTGCGCGTGCGAGGTCACGACCACATCGCCAACGGCGACGGTCGCGCTCTGCACGAACATCTTGAACACATTCCCGTGCGGCTGGAAGCCGATGGGACCAGAGGTGGGAGCGAAGATCATTGAGATCAGTCCTTTCTTGTTGTGATGTCAGGGGTGGCTGTTGCCAGCCACCCCCGAGATTCATCAGATCGCGAGCGGGGCAACGATGCCGTGGCGCTGGCGGGAGTTGCAGAACAGGTTCCACCAGCAGTCCACCACCTGAACATAGGTGAAGGGCTGGTTGGGGTGCTTCATCACTTCGTGCTTCGTGAAGAAGCGACGCGAGTGGTAGATCGGGGTCAGGTAGTTGCCGTTGACCCAGTAGTAGCGAGCGCCGGGATCGATGACAAGACTGTCGGTCTCCGTCGCGCCAGCGGTCGTGCTTCCAGCCACGATGTCCGTGTTGTACGCCGTGCGCTGCGTCGTACCGCTGGCAAGACGCGGGAAGATCGCAGCCGTGTCGAGGTTGGAGCAGTACATCAGTTCGATCCCGCTGAAGGTCGGGTTCGTGTACGCCGCGTCCTGATACGACACCAGCGTGTCGTTCGACGCACGGAGCGCCTGCTTGTACTGGTTGATGCCGAGCCGCGAGCAGAGGATCATCTGGCGGTTGAGCGTCGGCTTCTCAAAGTACTCCTGCTTCGTGCTGGGCGGGGTGAACTCGCACTTCAGGAACATCTCGTCGAACGCCGTGATCAGACCACCGATGGTGGCGTTGAAGGTCTGACCATCCACACGCGGGTTGTGGATCCCGGTGTAGGCGGTCATCGCCTGATTCGGGCTTCCCGTGGACGGGGTCGGGTCGTAGTACGAAATCTGGTTCGTCCAACGATCCTCGCCAGCGACCGCGTTCTGGTCGGCGTTGTTGGCAAGTTGCATGACCGTAGTCCAGCCGAGGGGCAGACCGCCACGAACGCCGAAGGCGTTGTTGAAGTCGGGAACCTCGTTGATGAAGCACGGGAGCGAGTACGGCAACTTGCCGCCAGCGGCTTCCATCTCCGTCGAGTTGCCGAACGGAGAGGCCCACAGGTCGTTCTCAAACCCGTTGAGCAGCGAAGTCCACATCCGCTGCTCCTTCTGGCGCTTGAGGCGCTTGTACTGCGCCTTCACATAGTCGCGACCAGAGCCTTCGCCCGAGTTCAGTTCGACCTCATGGTCGGTCCACGCCATGTGGTCGAGGCTGAAGCGCCACGGGCACTTGATCGTGTCAAGCACCTGATTGTTGCGCCAGTTGAAGGTGTCGTTCGGGAGGTAGTGATCGTAGGTCGATGCATCATCGAACATGATGACATCGCGGATCTCGTTGCCGCCCTGAACGGTGGCTTCGCTCGTCTTGTCCTTGAGGAGGCGAGAGAAGGCGTAGGTGTTCTTGACGGCCTCGTTGATGACGGCATCGGCGCTGGTCAGGTAGGTGGGACCAGTAGCGGCCATGAAGTCATTGAAGGTCTGGATAGGAGTTCCAGCCATTGTGCGCTCACTTTCTTGTTAGCCGCATGGCTTCGTCGCGGGACTTCCCAGACAGCAGGGCATCGAGGATCGCGTCCTCCGCATCGACAGGGGTGCGGGGGCGTTCCGTCCGCGAAACGGTCTTCGCGGCGGTCGGCTGACCAGCGACCTTCTTTCGATCCGGCTTGGCGACCGACTTCCCTGCAAGGCTGGCGTAAGCCTCCTCGGCGAGGTGCATGACGGTTCGATAGGTTCCGGGATTTGCCGCACCGAGCCGATTCATCTCCGCGATCACCGCCTCGCGGTCAGGAGCCTTGGCCCCGTACTGCGAGCGGAAGTACGCATCCGCCGAATCGACCTGTGCAAGCAACGATTGCTCCGCAGCAGCGGACTGCTGCTTGCGAAGTTCGGCGAGTTCCTCGCGCATTGCCTTGAGCGGCTTTGCGGCATCGTCGCCGAGCAGTTCCTCGATCTCCGCGAACGGGTCTTCCTGCCCGGTCTCCTTCTCCTCTGCGGCGGGTTCGATGTCAACATCGTCCTCCGCGTCGGCCTCGGTTTCCTGCGGCTCCTGCTTCGCGCCAGACTTCAACTGCTTCTCCAAGTCAGCCATCTTCTTGCCATACCCATCGACATCCTTCTGGCGCTTCTCTGCCTTCGCAGCCCAAGCCTTCAGGGTGTCCTCGGAGATGGTGGCGATGACTTCTTCCGGCACGCCGTCGCGCTTCAGCACGGCTTCGTACCGATCTCGTTCCGGGCTTGCCGGAACGGTGGTCGGCTCCTCTCGCTCCGGTGCTTCGACGGGTTCGTCGGCATCGGCGAAGAGCCTGTCGAGGACATCATCGTCAGCGTCGCGCTGATTCGATTCCGCTTCGGGCTGTGCGATCTCCTCGGTCATCTCGACCTCGGTGTCCTCGTTCTGGATTTCGGGTTCACTCATGGTGTCCTATTCCTTCTCGTACCCGTGCTGTGCCATGACATTGCGCTCATGGCGGCGCGACTCGATGATGGGCTTCCCCTGCGAGTTCGTCTTGCACCCAGCCAAACGGCGCGGGAGCGAACTGCTCACATAGGGGTACTGCGACCTGTTGGTTGCCGGATCGACTTGGAAGTCGGACACGACGCGAACGAGTCGCTTCCCATCAACCTCGACGGTTGCTCCAATCGGGGGAGCGTCCTTCATTGCGAACACCAGTTCGCAGGACTTGCCCGTGGACTCGTCGATGAAAGCGTAACTTGGCATGGTCACTTCGCCCTGTTTCGTGCAAGGATTTGTGCGAGGGAGTTCTCTCCGGGTGCGCCCTGTGGTGACTGTCCTGCACCTTGCTGCATTTGCATCACTTGGGCTTGGTCGATCAGGTCGCCAAGGTTCGGGATGTTCATCGCGTCGCCGACCATCGACATCACCTCGCGCCACTTCACATGGGGAGCGGCGATGACTTGCTGCGACAGCGTGCCGATGAGTTGCAGCATCTCCAGCGAGCGCTTCTGAAGCACCATGTCGCTGACGCGCTCCATGCTCATCGCCTCGATGTCGAGGTCGAGGTCATCGAACACGCCGACCATCGCGCTGGCGCTGAACATCGGTTCCGGCTCGCCGACAATCGGCACGCCGTCCTCGCCCAGCGGGAACATCACCTTGCGGTCGTGGAACAGGAACCACGCGACATTCCGCATCGCCTCGTTCACGCATTCCTGAAACTGGCGCTTCAGGTGCGCCATCCGCATCCCCGATGCGCTTTCCGCAACGCTGACTTCGGTAGCGGTCGGCTGACCCGTGATATTCCCTCGCATCGCGTCGTGGATGCCCGACACCCGGTCCAGCCTGTCCTGCGCCATCGCCGAGTACTGCACCTGTTGAGGAGTGATGCCGCCAATCTCGATGGGAACCACCTGTGATGGGTCAATGCCGTCAGCCAGCACCACATAGAGATCGTCCTTGTCCCTGATGTCCTGCGCCAACTTCGCGTTCCGGCTGTCCACCGCGATCAGGCGCTTGTACGCGCTGGCGCTGTACCGCATCGAGCGGAGGTGGTGGTTGACATCGTCCATCTGCGGGACGAGCGCCATGATCGGCGACAGCGGGTACGGATCGTCTGGAACCGTGTACACGCCGAACACCGTGTACGGACCCGTGCGCGGCCCGTAGTACGGACGCGGCTTCCGGGCGAACCCAGCGTCGGACTTCTTGCCGTCGGCGCTCTGCCCCTTGATCATCGTGTAGATCGTGCCGCTGAACACCTGTGCGCCCAGCGCATCGTCGATCTCCTCGATGTCCTCGTCGTTCACCTCCGGGACGAACACCTCGTACACCACAAGTTCCTGTCGGTCGGGGATCTCGCGCTTGCCCGAGTAGCCCTCGCGCACCTCGTCCACGCCGCTGTTGTCGGCGACGCGGTTGATGATCTCGCTGTCCCAGCCGTCCTCGCGCTCGGCTTGCGCCAGCAGATCGTCGCGGTCGATCACCCAGCAATGCCCCATGTAGCGGACATCCTCGACATTCGTCGCAGCCGGGTCCATGAAGAACCGATCCGGGCTGATGCGGTACAGGCGCGGCAGGAACGGCTCCGCTCCGTCGATGTCGCGGTAGCCCTTGCGCGGCTCGTTCACCACCATGCCGACCCCGTAGCCGAGCAACATATCGGTGGCGATGCGCTCCAGCGTGTTCCGCACCTTGGTCATCTTGCACCAGCGGTTGATGCCGACCTGAAGCAGACCAGCCGTCATCGACTGCGTGACCGGGCGAGCGCTATTCACGCGGATCTTCGGAGCGTCATGCACGATGCGCGGCAGCAGCAGCGCCACATACTCATGCACGAAGTTCTCCGGGTCATCCTCATGGGTGTCGATTGCACGGTAGGCAGGACCGTGGAATCGCTCGATCAGCCTTCGCCACTCGGACAGATGCTGGTCGCGGAAGTCTTCCGCCGCCTCGACCTCGCGCATCAGCGAATGCAGATCAAGTTTGAGCATGGCTCAACGCACTCCCTTGCGGTGGTAGCCGCCCTTCTTGCCGCCGCCCATCCCGCCACCCATGCCACCGCCCATGCCGCCGCCAGCGTGACCGCCGTCACCGCGACGCGCCATTGCGCTTCCCCCCTTGCGGGAAGACGGGGATGGACGCGATGCCTTCTTCTTTCCGTACATGACTCTTCTCCTGTGCAGCCTTCGGCTGCTGTGTTGCCTTGTGCGCGACGAGCGAGCGGATCACCTCCGCGTCTTCGCCACTTGCGTAGTGGCGCTCGCCATCGATGTACACGACGATTGTGTCTCCACGGTCCTCGCACTTGTCGATGCGAGAGATCGGGACCAGCACATTTCCGTTGCAGCGGATCAGCACTTCTTGCCGCCCTTCTTCTTGCCCTTCACTTGCGACCTCCCTTCTTCTTCGCACGCGCAGGGAGCGACTTCATGCGCGGGGTCTCCTTCGCCCAGCGCTTCGCGATCTTCGGGTGCTTCGCGAACATGAAGCCCTGCTGCGCCTTCGACTTGAACGGCATCAGTAGCCCTTGCCCTTGGTCATCTTCTTGCCGACCTTCTTGGCGAACGCCTTCGCGGCCATCTTGCCCTTCGCGGTGTACGGGAACGACTTCTTTCCGACCTTCGGCATCACTTGCCCTTCCAGCCGCGCTTCATGGCGGCGTAAGACTTCGCGCTGACGGTTGACTTCGACTTGGGGCGCGAGATCCCAAGACGCTTGCGACGGTTGATGTTGCCGACGAGAGAGTTCTTCGCCATGATCAGCAGCCCCAGCGCTTGCGTGCAGCCTTGCCGCGCTCCCCGGTCCACGACCGGGATCGAGCGCAGAACGACTTGTGGCGCGGGTTGTCCTTGTCCTTCGTCGGGGCTTGCAACTTGCTGCCCGTCGCACGGTTGTACCGCGCACGCCCCTTCGCAGTCAGCCCTGCGCCCTTGGAAACAGGCAACTTCTCGCCGCGCCCGACTGCGAGCGACGGTCCACGCTTCCTAGCCATACCGCACCTCTTCGTGCTTGAGGATCGACCCGAGCGTGTGTTCGCCGAACTCGGGCTTCTCGGGGATCGGCTGCCCCACTTCATCACACAACATGAGCGCACCAGCGAGCGCGATGACGCGGTCGCCGTGTGACTCACGCGCACCGCTCGCCTCGTCGCGACGCGACCCAGCCTCGATGCTGCCATCGTCCAGCACCACATACTCCAGCATCTCGTCGAGGCACTCCTCGCTGCGGACGATGCACTCGCCCTGCGCCAGTTGCCGTGCGAGGTTGCCGAGCAGCGCACGCTTCGCACGCTTGCTGCTCGTCCAGCCGACGCGCATGGTGCGCTGCTCCGCTGCCGTCCCCTCCTGACGCTGGCGGTAGATGTTGCGCCACCCGGCACGCTCAAAGTCGTGCTGCATCGACGCGCCGGGACCGTTGGTCTCCCATCCGATCAACGGCTCGCGCCGACCGCGCCACACCTTGCGACAGGCTTGCGCGATCTCCAGCGCGAGGTCGTAGGGCGGGATGTTCGGATCGACGAACTCGGCGACGGTCTCGCGCTTGTTCGCGTCCATCACGCACGCCGCCGCGTTCGCGCTGCCCGTGCCGTAGGACGGATCGAGGAACACCACATACTCGCACACGCGATCAGGCGCAGCCCACACGCGCCATCGTCCCTGCGGCTGCGGCTCCAACTTGCCGTTCACGATCTCGCAGCGCTTCGCAGTCTTCGCGAACTCCTCGCGGTGCTGTGTGACGATGTGCGATGCGAAGAACGACGCGCCGCTGCCGACGCTCTCGGCGAAGACATTCTGCGCGAGGTCGATGCGATCACGGCGACGCAACTGGTCGGACAGCCACGGTGTCCATGTGTAGGTCGCGCCAGCGAACCCGGTCACGCTGCCGTCCTCGTCCACGCGCTGCACAGCGCCGCGTCCCTTCTCGGGATGCTGCCAGTACATCAACTCGACAAGCCTCGGCTCGCCTGTGGTGCGTGCCGTGCTGACGAGCCTCGCGTACTCCGTCCCCGCGCCGATGGGCGTGCTGCACGCGATGCGGCACGACGAGCAGTCGGCTGCGCTGCGCCATGCAGCGTCGGCGTGGTCGAGCGCGGCGAACTCGTCGAACAGGACGAGCGTGCGGCGACCACCGCGCCCGATGTGTTCCGTGCTTGCCTGTCCCGCGATGGTCGCGCCGCTGTCCGGGTGGCGCAGCATCATGTGCTGCCGCCACTCGCCGCCCTTGGCGAAGCGCTCGGGCTTCGCCGGGAGCAGCCACTCGGGCTGACCAGCGACGAGGTAGTCCACCTTCCAGAACAGCGAGTCGGGGTCGCCCGTCCGGTCAACGAGGTCTTCGACGCGACTGACGAGCAGCGACTGCCAGCCGTGGAACATCCAGCCCCACACGCTGACGGCGCACAGCAGCCACGACGCTCCCATGTCGCGAGTCTTCCGCACCACAACATCGCGACCATCGCGCACAGCAGCGACGATCTCGCTCGCCGCGTCGCGCTGGCAATCCCACAGGATGAACGGCGTGTGCGGTGTGGTGACCGGGCGCTCGCGTCCGGTCGCATCGATCTCCTTCACGCGGTATGTCCACGCGCAGCATTCGCACCACGCTGCGAAGTCTTCTCGCAGCGCTGCGCGAAGATGCGATTGCTCTGTCGGGTTCGCACGCAGCACGCGCTCGCGCAGCGCGATGATGCGATCAGTTTCGCTCGACACCGATCCGCGCTCCCCACTCGCGCAGCATCCGTGCGCCAGCGCTCGCGTCGCCGTTCTCGATCTTGATCGCGCCGCCGTCCGCGCCCGTGTGTTCGATGGTCGTGCGCTCGCGGTACTTGCGCGGTCGCAGCGCCTTGAGCCGGAAGATCAGCAGCGTCGCAGCGCTGCGATCCATCTGCCGCTGCCCCTTGATCGCCTCGTCGGCGATCTTCTCGTAGCGGTCTGCGATCTCGACATCGAGCGCTTCCAGCGCTGCGTGGAACAACGGATCGATGCGTCGCCACGACGATGGCGTGTGCGTGCTGATGCACGCGATGCGGCAAGCCTCGTCCCAGCCATGCTCTGGGAACGCATCGAGCCACGCCTTCTTTGCAGCCGCAATATCCCCCGCCGCGCTCTTCGGCGGTCTGCCGGGTCCACGCCTCTTCGGTGCTGGGCTGGGCTGGTCGCTCATGCTGGGCTGGTTACCACAC